ATGCAACAGCCAACAGCTGAAGAAGGTGCAATATTAAAACGAGAGTGGTGGCAAAACTGGGAAGGACACAACCCACCTCGAGTCGATTATATTGTGCAAAGTTATGATACAGCATTTTTAAAAAAAGAATCAGCCGACTTTAGTGCGATAACAACATGGGGAGTCTTTGAAGATGAAGACAAAGGTTATAATATTATATTACTCAATGCGTTTAAAGATAGGTACGAGTTCCCTGAACTACGTCGCGTGGCTCATGAAGAGTATCTATACTGGCGGCCTGATATGGTTTTAGTCGAGGCTAAGGCTTCAGGGATACCATTAACGTCAGAATTAAGAAGAATGGGAATCCCAGTAATTAACTTTACACCGAGCCGTGGAAATGATAAACAAGCGAGAGTAAACTCAATATCCCCGCTTTTCGAAAGCGGTAAGGTATATGCTCCTATGCATGAGCACTTTGCACAAGAAGTAGTTGAAGAATGTGCAGCGTTCCCGCATGGTGATCACGATGACTACGTTGATAGTACAACACAGGCATTGATGAGAATACGACAGGGCGGACTTCTACCTCATCCAGAAGATGAGAAGGAAGAGCCGAGAGAACCAAGACAACTGGAGTATTATTAGTATGGAATTTGAAAGATACGAAGATGTAATCGACGCTTTTGAAAGAGACAACATGGGTTACCCAACTTTAACTGATTACATCAAAGGTGAAAATATTAAAATCAAAGAAATAGACATGAGTCCGATGAAAGATTTAAAAGATGCCCTAAGTTCAAAAGAGGGTATCATGGCAACTGACGACGCTATGATGATGGCAGAGGGACCAATGCGAACAGGGGCTGATGACTATAGAGATCCAATGTTAGTTGAAGAGTATGAAAAGTATAGATTTGATATGTTAGAACAAGGTCTAGAGCCAATGTCTTTTGAACAGTTTAGAAGAGAAGCTTTAGCTGGTATGGCAAAAACTGAACCAAAAGAAGTAGAAGAAATTAAAGAGAGAAAAGTAATATCCTTAGCAGGCGGCGGAATACCAGAATTATTGGAGGGCTAAGATGGCTATCCAAGACGAGTTAAAACTCTTTGTAGAAAATTTTAAATTAGAAAACGGAAGAATCCCAACACAAAATGAAATTGTAAAAGGCACGGGTCGTGCTGCTAAAACAATTAAATCCTATTTAGTTGAAGGTGTGGATTATGCAAAACCTTTAACCAAATTAGAGGCAGCAAAACTTGGTGGTAAAAAACGAACTGGTATAACAAAAGTTGATTCTAAATTATTAAAAGAATTTAAAGATTTAACAGTAAAAGGCATATCTCCCAGTATAGACACTAGCGCAGTCGGTAGCAAAGCTTGGAGAGTTAAGTTTGATCCAAAATTAAATTTAAAAACTATATCCATTCCTGCAACAAAAGAGAATTTAGAAAAAATTAAAATTATGGTGTCTGAAGTTGTAGACAGTGATAACTATAATAAAAATATTTTACCTTTTCAAACATCAGAAGAAAAAAGAAAAATAAGAAGATATAAAGAAGCCTCTTATAAAAAGAAAGATCCCTTTCGTATTTATTATAAACTTTCAAGATATAAGGGAGAGAAATTTCCTGGATCTTTATCTAAAGATATTGTTATTCAACATGGTCAACCAAAATTTACTACACAAACTTTAAATAAATTTGCTTTAATACCATCTGCAGTAAATATATCTGAAACGGTTGAAAAAGTAGAAAGACTTCGTAACAATGCTCTTAAAATCGCACTAGCAACTTTAAATAATAAAAATGCAGATGTCGCAACAAAAAAAGCTGCAGCAGAAAAATATAATTCAATAGCAAAAGGTTTACGTGGACAATTAAAAGGTGAAGCATCTGGTGTGGTAAACTTTGAATTATTAGAAGTTGATGACAAAGGTAATTTTAAAAAAATAAAAGATATTGGATTTGATCCAACAAAAGCCCTAGTTGCATCAGATAAAGATTTATCTAAAATTACAAAGTTAGAGGCAGAAGAATTACTTAAAGCTGGTAAGAAAAAAATAGATATTGAAGCTTTAAAATTAACAACAGATGTAAAACCTTTATCTAAAATAGACAGACCAGAAAAAGCTTTGCTAACAGAAGACTTCAAAGCATTTTCTTCTAGATTAAAAAACTACGATAACTTAGATCCAACAACTTATCCGTCTAAAACTTATGTTCGTAGTGAACTTAAAAAAGTTCCAGTAGAGGCACCCGTAAATCAAGCGATAAAAGATTTTGATATTCCAAAAGGCACAATACTAAAAGGTCTTGCAAAAGGCACACTTAGAGCTGTTGCCCCATTCGTTCCATTTGTTGGAGCGTTAGGTGTTGCACTTGGAGTATCTGACGTTGCAAAAGCAAAAGATGAAGGGCTAGAGGGAGAGGAGCTTGGTGTTGCATATTTTGTTGGACC